TATAGTTACCCCTAATGTTTTACCATTGTATTCTATCCAAACTTTCTCACTTAAAAATAGTTGTCTAAATACTTCATTATTACTCTCTGGATAATAACCACTATTAAGAGATAATTTCTGATTACCGTTTTTAGTTAGTAGCTTAACTTGTGGATCATAAGTATTGTAAGTTCCGTTTGTTAGTATGTTGGATTTATATTTATCCTCATTAGTTGACATTGATAGTCTAGAGTTTTTAAAGAACCAGATATCCTGATAAACTCCAAATTTATTTATAAAAGTTAGTTTATAAGGAGTGTATTTACATTCTTGAATATTTTGTATTCTTAAAACTGTAACGCCATCTACACCATCTATTATAACCTCATCAACAGGATATATAGTTTCGTTTCTTAGAAAACTTTGTATGCAAGCATTGTCTTCAAACGTTCCTCCTGAAGCCTCTACTCTTTCTCTATAATCATCTACATCTGCTGAAGCTGTACTTACATAAACAATTTGATCTTGTATCTTTGCGCTTGATATTGGTGTCCAAGAATATATCTGTTCGTTGTTATAAAAGAAAGCAACTGAATTTGTATTCTCGTTATCTACAGGAACTTTCAAAGCATTATCATCAGGCTTTAATATTGTTGTGTTAGATTGTAAGTAACCTTGTAGTAGTTGAGGGTTAGCACCATCTTCAAAATAACCATAACCATAAAATGCTCTTACCCCTAATGTATCAACAGGAGGCTGAGCTACTCCTGTTATATATTCTGTAATTCTATAATCAACATACATTGTTGTATAATCATCTGTTGCTGTTATTGTGTTAGGGTATGTTCCATTAAATGCTGCTGGTATATAGTCCTTTATTAATTCTGCTATTTCAAAGTTTACCTTTTCATCTATAGCAGTTGAGGATAGTTTATATTGTGGACTGCTTTGCCATGAAGTATTTACTCCACCTATATAGATTTGTATTTCTATCTGTGCGCTTGTTAAATTCGTAGTTGATAGGTTTACGAAATATGGACTCCTTACATTAATTTTAGCCATTGTTATTTAGTATTTTTATTATCTTGTTTTATATCTTCTGCTATGTCTTTAGCTATTGCTTGTGATATCTTTTTGTCTAAACCTACATAAGAAGTTCTAAACGCTTTAGTCATGAACATAGTTGGTTTTATTCCTTTTTCTTTTATTGATCTAGCTAAAATAAATCCTATTGATTTATAATTACCTTTTTGGAATTTACCCTTTTCGTCTCTTAATCTTATTCTTTTGGATTTTGCCCATTTAGCAAATATCCCTGTGTTGTATTCTAATCCTATAACACCAGAGGTGCTTTTATATTTATAAGGTGAGTTTCTAGCTGTTACATAACTGCTCTTAGTTCCATGTACACCCTGATCAACATACAAACCATATTGATCCATTTCAACCTCTACTTCAAAACCTCTACTTATTTCATTAAGAGATGATTTAATACTTTTATATAAATCCCCTGATACATTGTGCTTGCCTCTAGTTAAATTATATCTAGATAGCCTTACAACCTTTTTACCAAAGTCTCTTAGCTCTTCTTGTAGATGTTTATATTTTAACATATAGTCATGTCGTTAGGAATTTCAACTGTAAAGCTAACTGACCATCCTGCTAGCTTATTATCGAACCTATCTACAAAAGGCTCTAGTGTTGGTTGAGATCCTTCTGATATTTGATATAGATCAGAATATAAATCTCCTCTTCTTAGTAATTCTAATAATCTATTTGCAACTGCTAATTGTGTGTTAAATACATCTTGCTCATTATTGTTACCTCTAAATTTTTCTGGATAACCTTGTACAAAATCTTTGCTTTCATTAACTAGATCCATGCATAATAAATTAACATTGAAGTTCCATACTCTTCCAACTAGTGTTGCACCTGTTATCATGAAATGACTTAAAGGAAATATAGTTTGTTTATCTAGATCCACTTCAAATATATCTCCATATGTAATAGTCTTTACATTGACATCTAGATTTAATGTGTCTTGTATTTTTTCTGTTAGGTTATAAAATCCTTGTAACATTTATTTTCTTTTTAATATTATTGTTTCTACTTCTCCTTTTTCTTTTTCAAATGCTAAATACATTAAACATTGGTGAAGTCTAAGTTTCGTGATTTGTTCAAATTTAGTAATGTCTCCTTGAGCAAGCGTATATAATTCTGAGTAACTTCCCCATTTTTTTGCGAATCCTTTCCTAAGGTCTGGGAGTGCTTTCTCATCTTCTTCAAATCTATCTCCAAATAGTTCTGGGTATATATCAGCAAGTCCTTTATTAAAGTGTAAAAAAAAACACTAGCTCCTAATGCAATACTTAAAGGCATCTCTTTCATTCTCTCTGAATATACATGAGATCCTTGATAACTTTCTATTGTATATTTCTCTCCTATCTTTTTGTGTATTGGTCTGTAGAGGACGGCCATAGCTTTATGCATTTGCCCCCATTCAGTTAGGTAGGTTGTTATGTCTTTGTTTTCTCCATAAGTAATCTCATCTAGGTTTGGTATAAAACCATAAGTAACACCATCTAAATTAAATGTTCTTACTAAAGGAGTTTCTTCATTAAACAGTTTCTTAGATTGTTCTACTAAGAATTCAAAGTCATCTTGCTTAATATGTTTGATGTGTTGTCTATCAATATCTAATAAGCATTTTAAGCTATCCTCTTCAGTTGGATTCTCTTTTGTTATGTAAGCCTGATATTTATGTAGAGGGATATCTCTTAGTGATTGAGGAACTTTAAATTTTAACTCCATGTAAAAGCTTTTATTTAAAAACAAAAAAAGGACTACTTTGTATAAAGCAACCCTCTTTTCTAAACTAACAAATTAAAAAACTATCTTAATGTATCATATAAGTATAAGTACAATTGACTAATCTTATCTGCTAACTTTTTATCTTGTCTATATATTTCTTTTCCTGTTTGTATTCTCCCTTCTCTATGTATTTCTAATTTTACATCTGGTCTTCTTGTTCTTGTTAGTGGTTTAACTATTACCTTGATATCATTCTTAAAACACCAGCTCATGGCTATCTGTGTTCTTCTATCTATCAAATTAATTTAGTTGAAATTATTGCAGCAATACCAATTATAATTAAACAAATTAAAGTTAGCTTACTGTTAAATGATTCCTCTGCCTGCATATCTTCTAATTCTGATTTAAGTATAAATACTATTCTTTCTGTTACATCTAATTTCTCCTCTGGTTGTAACAGTGTATAACCTTTATTGTATCTAGCTATAGATATGTTTTCTCTGATCCTGTTAAGTGTGTCTCTTTTCATAATTAAAATATTAAGTTGTGTATAATAGATTCTAATGATAAGAATAATACTGTTCCTATTAATAATATAAATGAGAACAAAGCTAGTGTTAAGTAATGTTTTAGTTTTTTCATTGTTTTGTTTATATTAATTTAGTATGTTTTAAATTTCCTTCTGTTGCTATCATTAATTCAGTTCCTTTACAAGCACAAGACAATAAAGTTGTAAATGTATCAGCACCCCATTGTATAGGTTCGTGTTTAATTCTTACCCCTATATGTTCAGCATCTTCATATATATCAGTTATAACACCAGTTACTGTTTTACCTAAATTCATACAGCTAACCTTTTTACCTATTAATGATTTATTTATTTCAGTTGATTTCATTTTGTTTTGTTTTAGTGGTTATTGTTTTACAATGTAAATATATAACTATTTATTTAATTAACAAAATTATTAATAACTTTTTTTAAATTATTTTTAATATATGTAGTATTTACCCTTATTTGGGTTTTCTAATTGTGAAGTTAATGCATACCTCATCGCATCAATACAATGATTAAAAGCATCTAAAGGCTTGTTAAGTGTGTTACCCTCTCTATCTTTTAACCAAATATAATTCTGTAGTTCATGAATTAGATTAGTGCTTCTAGGTGTAATGTATATTTCATTTTGATTGATGAGGTTTATTCCGTATACTATTGAGTCTTTACCTTTCTTTACTGGTAGGATCATATGACCATAGCTAGATAGTTCTGCTATAGACTTAGGCTCTGCTGAATCTGCATATACAAGTTCTTTAACTTCATATGTTTTTAGTAAGTTACTTATCTGACTATTAAGCAATCCCTTTTGATAGATCACCTCATCAAAGATATAAGCATTG